CGACTAAACGCGAACAATGTTTCTATGCAATCTGTGGCTGTTCCACTTGCATATGGTCCTAAAGAAAAGTTCCTCGTTCGTATTACGCAAGATCCTAATCTTGACCAACAAGTTGCTATTCAGCTCCCGCGCATGGGTTTTGAGATGACAACTCTTTCATACGCCGGTGATCGCCGTTTGGCTGGAACTTCGCGCAACGTGAAAGTTGTTAACGATAAGAACAAACTCGACTTCACTTATATGCCAGTTCCATATGACCTGAACTTCAATCTATATGCCTATGTTCGCAACGCTGACGATGGCGCACAGATCATGGAACAGATTGTCCCATACTTCGGACCAGAGTGGACCAATCAGGTTCGCTTGATTCCAGAAATGAATTTGATTCAAGATGTTCCTACTATCCTAAATACAGTTTCGATTGAAGACACATATGAAGGTGATTTTAACAATCGCCGTGCTTTGATCTACACGTTTGATTTCACTGTAAAAGGATATTTCTACGGTCCAGTTCGTCGTCAGGGTATCATCAAACGTGCCCAAATCGATTTTGGTATTGTCACTGGTAACACAACAAACAAAATCACAATAGAAGATATTGCTCGCACTGGTCGTAGTTCGCGTATCACAGTTCAGCCTGGACTACTTGCTAATGGTAGCCCAACAACTAACAGCGCCGCTTCTATTCCGTATACACAAATTGAAGCAACCGATGATTATGGATTTGCGTCTAACACATTCTTCTTTACGGATGGTTATAAGTATAATCCTAAAACAAATTCAGATGAGCCAATAGGATGAGTAAAACAAACTTTGAGATCAGCGTAGAAAACGCACTAAACTTGCCAGCTTCTCCTCCAATGGTAGAAACGTTGCCACCAATAGAGGTAAGCTCGGATGTTGATGATGACTTTGCGACTGCTCGTAACAACTTACACAACATTATCCACAAAGGTAATGATGCTCTTGAGGAAGCTCTTATCGTTGCTAAAACGTCAGAGCACCCAAGAGCATTCGAAGTCGTCGGTGGTCTTATCAAGACGTTGGTTGACGCTAATAAAGATCTACTCGACATCCAAAAGAAACTGAAAGATCTTAAGAAGAGCGAGGATCCAAAAGAAACTCCTCAGAATATCAACAACTCAATTTTCGTGGGTAGTGCTGCTGAGTTGCAGGCTTTGATCAATGGTAGAAAATAATGACTGTAAAAACTTATCTAGGTAATCCCAATCTAAAAGCAGCTGGGGTTATCCATCAGTATACATTAGATGAAGTCGAAGAGTATATGAAATGCGCAAAAGACGTTGAGTATTTCGCTCGCAAGTATATCAAGATCGTGAACGTTGACTTCGGTCTTATGCCATTCAATATGTGGGACTTCCAAGCGAAGATGCTCAAGACGTTCCAAGAGAATCGTTTCAGTATCTGCAAGCTCCCACGTCAGGTTGGTAAGTCTACCACATCTATCGCATACATTCTCCACCTGATTTTGTTTACGGATCAGCAGAATGTAGCCATCCTCGCGAACAAGGGCGCGCTCGCGCGAGACCTGCTTGCGAAGCTACAACTAGCCTACGAATATCTACCTAAATGGTTGCAACAAGGCGTTGTAACTTGGAACAAAGGTAACATTGAGCTAGAGAACGGATCAAAAGTTCTGGCTGCTGCTACATCATCAAGCGCGATTCGCGGTGGATCGTTCAACCTGATCTTCCTCGACGAGTTCGCATTCGTGCAACGCAATCTCGCTGATGCGTTCTTCGCTTCTACCTATCCTACGATTTCATCTGGTAAGACTACCAAGATCATCATCGTTTCTACGCCTAATGGTATGAACCACTTCTTCAAGATGTGGGTAGACGCCACCGAAGGAAGAAGCGAGTATGTTCCAATCGAGATTCTGTGGAACGAAGTTCCTGGGCGCGATGAGAACTGGAAGAAGCAAACTATCGCTAACACCAGCGAAGAACAGTTCCGTCAAGAGTTTGAGTGCGAGTTCATTGGTTCTACCAGCACACTTATTCATCCTATGAAGTTGCGTGAGCTTGCTTGGAATACTCCAACCAAAGATAAGTTTGGTCTCGATTACTATGAAGCACCAGATCCTCGTAAACTTTATGTCTGCGTGTTCGACGTATCTGAAGGTGTGGGTGGTGACTATTCAGCTCTATCTATCTTCGACGTAACTCAAATGCCATATCGACAGGTGGCTAAGTATAGGAGCAAAGAGATATCACCTCTTATGTTCCCAGATGTTATCTATAGATTTGCTCGCTGGTATAATAACGCATATGTTCTGGGTGAAACTAATAACATCGGTCAGCAGGTTGTTAACTCTCTGTTCATGGATTTGGAATACGAGAACGTGGTTGCAACGTATACTAAGAACAAGAATATCAAGGTTGGTGGTGGCTTTAGCACCCGCTCAGCTTTCGGTATCCGCACAACAAAGTCGGTAAAGAAGATTGGTTGTTCGAACTTAAAGACTATTGTTGAGAGCAATAAGCTGCTCATCAACGACTTCGAGACAATCGAAGAGCTGGCTACCTTCGTTGAGGATAAAGATACATATAAAGCTGAAGAGGGTTGTCACGACGATCTTGCTATGACTTTGGTGCTGTTTGGGTGGCTTATTACCCAACCATACTTCAAAGATTTAACAAATAGTGATATCCGTAGGAACCTTGCGCAAGAAACCATGAAAGATGTTCATGACGATTTGCTTCCAGCTGGGTTCTTTGACGATGGTGGAGCCGCACAATCCATGGATACGGGTGCATCCGTAGAACCAGATGGATTTGAGTCGGGATTCAATGACGGGCGAATCTGGTAATAAAGCCCGTTTTTATAAATAAAACGAGTAGGATTTAGGGCACGAAGAACATCTACTTCGTTTTTATAAAAGGAGATAAGTCCGATGGGTTTCCAAGTTTCTCCAGGAGTCAATGTAAGTGAGATCGATCTCACAACAATCATTCCTGCCGTATCAACGACAACCGGCGCTTTCGCTGGTCATTTTACATGGGGTCCTGTTGGGCAACGAGTTCTTCTAGATTCAGAAGACACGCTCGTTAAGCAGTTTTCAACGCCGGGCGCAAATAACTATGTAGATTATTTTACAGCTTCGAACTTTCTTGCATACGGAAATGCTCTGTATGTAACACGTGTTGTTAACGCAAACAACAAAGTTGGAACGACGATTGCTCGTAACTCTGTTTCTAACGCAGCGAACACACAGAACACAGTCATCAATAACCAAGACGACTATGATGCCAATTATTCTTCTGGTATCACAGGTGTTGGCGTTTGGGTCGGTAAGTATCCAGGAAATCTTGGTAACAACCTTCGCGTTTCGGTCTGCTTGACTGCAAACGCATACGAAAGCACTCTTGCTGGTTGGGCATCATTTTCAAATAACTCAGCAACAGTAAACTTTGCAACATCCGTATCTGGCAAAGCAGCGGTTGGCGATATTCTTGTTATTGGTCCAGACCGTCAGCAGCTCAAGGTTGCTTCAGTAGGTTCAAATACAATCACGCTTCAGTCAAAGTATATCGGTAACACCGGAACACAAACTGGAACAACTCGCCGTTGGGAATATTATAACTACGTTCCATCTGCTCCAGGCACTTCATTCGAAGCTGGTAAGAATGGTGGTTCTAACGACGAAATGCACGTTGTTGTTGTTGACGCTAAAGGTGGTATCACAGGAAGTGCTAACACTATCCTTGAAGTGTTCCCAGGCTTGTCAAAAGCCAGACAGGCACGTTCCGCTGATGGAACGGCTATCACATACAGTTCTTATATCAACCAGAACTCACGTTGGATTTGGTGGGCTTCTCATATCAGCGGAATCACTGGTAGCAGAAACGTAAGCAGCTCATTTAACTGGGGAACGGGCGCACAGTCAATCCCTGTGAACTATACACTCGCAAATGGTCGCGATGGTGCGTCTCCCCGTAACGCAGATTATATCAACGGATATAACTTGTTCCGTAACGCAGAATCTGTTGACGTATCGTTGATTCTCGGTGGCGCTTCTTCTTCAACTGTAGCGATTCATATCATCAATAACATTACAGAATATCGTAAAGATTGTATCGCAGTATTTTCACCTCGTGCAGCTGACGTTGTAAACAACGCTGGTTATGCTGGTGCAGAAGTTGATGATATCATTCAGTTCCGTAACTTGCTGCCATCAACATCATACGCTGTTCTTGATTCTGGTTGGAAGTATCAGTACGATAAGTATAACGACGTATATCGTTATGTTCCTTGCAACGGCGACGTAGCTGGAACAATGGTTCGCACAGATATCGATCGTGATCCTTGGTATTCACCAGCTGGTTTCAATCGTGGTCAGATCAAGAACACAGTAAAGCTCGCATTCAATCCTAATAAGTCAGAACGCGATGCTCTCTACAAAGCTGGTATTAATCCAATCGCAACGTTCCCAGGCGAAGGAACTATCCTGTTCGGTGATAAGACGATGCTTGCTAAGCCATCAGCTTTTGACCGTATCAACGTTCGTCGTCTGTTTATCGTCCTCGAAAAGGCAATCGCAACTGCTGCGAAGTATACCCTGTTCGAGTTCAACGATGCGTTCACTCGCGCTCAGTTCAAGTCACTTGTGGAACCATTCCTTCGTGACGTTCAGGGTCGTCGTGGTATCACAGACTTCCGTGTAGTTTGCGACGAAACAAACAATACGCCAGAAGTCATCGATCGTAACTCGTTCGTTGGTGATATCTACATCAAGCCTGCTCGTTCGATCAACTTCATCCAGCTCAACTTCGTTGCGGTTCGCACGGGTGTTGACTTCACTGAAGTTGTAGGTAAGTTCTAAAAGGCGGACTAAATACTAGAAAGGATAGGGAGAAAAACTAATGCCCTTTAATGTGTCTACATTCGCCTCACAAGGATTGCCATTCGGTGGCGCAAGAGCATCTCTCTTCGAGGTGTTCTTGTCGCTCCCACAGGGAATCGGCGAGCCAACAGCTGAATCGCAGTTCCGTTTCGTCTGTAAGGCATCTTCAATCCCAGCTTCAACTATTGCTTCGATCGACGTTCCATACTTCGGTCGTAAGGTAAAGATGGCTGGTAATCGCACGTTTGACAACTGGCAGGTTGTAGTTATGAACGACGAAGACTTCCTCGTTCGTAACGCATTCGAGCTGTGGAGTTCATATATCAACTCACACGAGAATAACCTCCGCGATGCTTCAGTAATCACAGAAAATGGTCTTGCTTCATATCGCACAGTTGCTACTGTTCGTCACTTTGCTAAGACTGGTGTGTTTGCTTCAGGAGCAGGTGCAGGTGATGCAGCTATTCCAACTCGTGAATACACATTCGTAAACATCTTCCCAGTCTCGATTGGTAATATCGAACTGAACTGGGAAACTACAGATGCTATCGAAGAATTCACAGTAGAATTCGCTTACGATTACTGGACTGTTGACAACGATGTTAACGGCAGGGTGATCGATACCTAATTGGTCGCCTAAATATATTATACAGTTCTTGAAGGAAATTAAATGGCGATCGAATTATTTGGCTTCCGTGTAGGGAGGGACGAAGAAAATGCTGAGCGTAATGCCCAGCAGATACCTACCTTCACCCCTCCCCCGAACGTCGATGGTGCTATGGAAGTCGCTCCCGGCGGCGCTTATGGCACATTCGTCGATATGGAAGGCGTTGCTAAGAACGAAGCAGAGCTTATCACTCGATACAGAGAAATGTCTATGTATCCAGAGTGCGAATCTGCGATTGATGACGTAGTAAATGAAGCACTCATTACTGACGATCAAGACGAACCAGTCTCCCTAAACCTCGACAACCTAAAGCAGCCTGAAAGCGTAAAGAAGCGCATTCAAGAAGAGTTTGATACCATTCTCAAGCTGCTTGATTTCAACAATATGGGTTACGAGTTGTTCCGCCGCTGGTATATCGACGGTCGTTTGTTCTATCATATCATGGTGGATATCAATAGCCCACGCAAGGGTATTCAGGAACTGCGTTACATCGATCCTCGTCGTATCCGCAAGATTCGTCAGCCACTTCGTCGCACACCTATCGTTGGTCAAAACTCGAAGCTGATTGTTCCAGCCTACGAAGAATACTATCTCTACAACCTTGCTGGTATGTCACAGGGAACTATGACACAAGGCGTCAAGGTTTCTAAAGACGCTATCTGTTACGTTCACAGTGGTCTGCTTGATGCTCGTAACCGCATGGTTCTTTCGTATCTTCACAAGGCAATCAAGCCACTCAATCAGTTGCGTATGTTGGAAGACGCTGTAGTTATCTACCGTCTCGCTCGCGCGCCTGAGCGTAGAATCTTCTACATTGACGTTGGTAACTTGCCTAAAGCAAAAGCAGAACAGTATGTTCGCGACATGATGGTTAAGCATAAGAACCGTCTTGTTTACGATGCTGATACTGGCGCTGTTAAAGATACTCGTAAGTTCATGACCATGCTGGAAGACTATTGGCTTCCTCGTCGTGAAGGTGGTCGTGGAACAGAAATCACTACGCTTCCTGGCGGTGAAAACCTCGGTCAGATGGAAGACGTTGATTACTTCCGCAAGAAACTCTATAAGTCACTCTCTGTTCCAGTATCACGTTTGGAACCAGAGGGAACTTTCTCGATGGGTCGTAGTGGAGAAATCTCTCGCGACGAAATCAAGTTCGCTAAGTTCGTTGAGCGCCTACGCGATCGCTTTACCCATCTGTTCGACAATCTTCTAGAAATCCAGCTGCTTCTCACGGGCGTAATGACCCGCGAAGAGTGGAAGGATATGAAGAATGATATCAAGTATGATTTCCAGCGTGATAACTACTACGCTGAAATCAAAGAACAGGACATGATGAATAATCGTCTTGCTGTTCTTGGTATCGTTGATGCTTATGCTGGCAAATACTATTCAGTCGAGTGGATTCGCAAACACGTGCTTCGTCAGACAGAAGAAGAGATCAAAGAGATCGATTCACAGATGGCTGCTGAAGGTGAAGTGCAAGCCGCAGCTGAAGCTGAAGTAAACGATCAGCAGATGCAGCAGCAACAGATGCAGCAGGACGCTAACAATCAAGCTGCTAATAATCAAGCTAAAGCCGCTCAGAAAGAAAAGTCAACGCCACAGAAACTTGAGATCAAAGTCAAGCATGATATTCCTGGCGCAAAGAAAGTGAAAGAAGAATTCGTTCCTAAACCTTTGACTGAAGAAGATAAGAGACTCATTGAAAGCATGACACGTGCTATCGAGAAAGTGTCAAAGGAAGATCTGAGCGACGAAATGGAAGAGATCAAGGATGATCTGTAGACATGAACGAGATCGAACAAGCAAAGCTACTTTCTATTGCTGCTAAGTTCGCTAAAGCGGAAGCAGAAGGCTTGCGCAGAGATTTCGTTGAGCAAATTGAACACCATATCAATAGCCCATCCTATGAACTAGAAAAAGCTAGAATCCTTTCTATTGCAGCTAAGTTTGCTCAGACAGAAGCAAATGATGTCAAGCGCGAAATCATAGATCAACTTAAGAGTCTTGCTGAGTCCAACGGCATTGTTGAACTCAGAGAGGTTCGTTTGCGTGGACCTGCGGGGAAACGTGGACCAAAAGGCAGTAAAGGTGATATCGGTCCTCGTGGATTCAGAGGCGATCTTGGCGAAGCTGGTCCAGCTGGACCTATTGGCGTTTCTGGTCCTAAAGGTGACAAAGGCGATAAGGGCGACAAAGGTGATATCGGACCAAGAGGTCCTGTCGGTCCTATGGCAGACATCGCTCCGCTGAAGAAAGAAGTAGAGCAGTTCATCGAGGGAGCAGAGAAACGTATATCTCGCATTGCTTTCTCTGCTGCTATGGGTCTTGGTCGTAGCCCAGGATCTGGTGAAGTCAATCTTAAGAAACTCGATGACGTCGATTACTCCAGCTTAAGAGGCGCGAGTCATGGACAAGCACTTATCTATAACTCATCAACTGGTAAGTGGCAAGCTGGAACTGTTTCTGGTGGGGGAAACACAGCTCCAGTTGTAGTTACGAAATCTATCCTAGGCGATTTGAATGAAACCGACCTCGTTGTTGTCAACGTAACTGGTGCTTCTTCTAACACGATCAGCGTGTTAACCAATGCTCTTAATAATGCTCTAGCGCAGATTTCAGCTCTTGAAGCTCGTATCGCTGCGTTGGAACACTGATGGCGATAGCAAATACATCTTCCACGACAACTGTAAAGAATGTTAGACTCAAGCTCAATGAAGTCATTGGAGTTGTAAACACGCTTGGAACTGGTAATGTTTCCAACACGTATCTTCAGTCAACGTTCGCTACAAAAGCCTACGCGGCTTCTAATACAGCGCTAAGAATTCTAATCAATGACAGAATTCAGGTAGCCAACGTTGCGGCTAAATATGCTACAAAGGCATATGCTGCGTCGAACGCATACGTTAAATTATTGTTGGCTAATACAAACGCATACATTGCGGATGTAGCGGCTTCTGGTGGAGGTGGGGGCTATTCAGCTGAGGCACTTGATTATGGAACAATAACGGCTTCAGCAGATGCTGAATTAAACAGGGATTACGGAACGCTTTAATGTCGATTCAGGTCAAGTTCAGAAGAGGTAGCGCAGGACAGCACGGTTCGTTCACAGGAGCGAACGGTGAAATTACTGTTGATACCACGAACAAGACGCTTAGAGTCCATGACGGCGCAACCGTTGGTGGTATCCGCCTCGCAAAGTATAATGAAATTGGCGCAGCTTCAGCCAATCTTCAGAGTATCACAACTAATGTAGTTCCACAATCTAATGTAACATTGGATCTTGGTACATCAACCAAGAGATGGCGTTCTCTCTATCTCTCTGGTAACACGATATATCTTGGTGGTCTTAACATCACCACAACCGCTAACGGTTCGGTCAGTTTTAGAAATTCGTCAAATCAACCTGCTCCAATTCAAACTTCTTCAGTAATCATTAGTGGTAACACTCAATCGGATATCGCTAAGTTAACTGTTACCAATCTGATCCTTAGAAACGTATTAGGATCACAGTATGGTGGAACTGGGGCTTCTTCTATTGTGAAAGACGGCGTTGCGTTCGGAGCCACCTCATCTAGAATCGCTTTTGTCACAGGAATATACGGTCAAGTGATGCAAATCTCAGCTAACGGAACGCCAAGTTTTGGATCTCTTGATGGAGGTGCTTACTCATGAGCAAAGAACTACAAACAATCGACACTTATATCGAACAACAACAAAGCCAAATCTCTGAGCTCATGCAGACTATTATGTTGCTTCAGACTAAAGTAAAGATGTTGGAGTCTGAGAATAAATGGCTCAAAGATATAAATAGCACGGAATTAGACGAGGACGGTGAAGTCATTGTTAGAAAAGGTTTGCGATCAGTTATAGATTTAACCCGTTCGAAACGCATAATGGATCCTGTCCAACAAAAAACTGTAATAAATGGGTTTACTGTAAAACGAGTGATCCCTGAGGATACTGTTCAAGAAGAAACTCCAATACGTGGCGGATATGCTACAAGAAAACTAAATTCTGAAAGGTAAGGGCGATGGCATCAACGATTAAGATCAAAAGAAGTTCTACTCCAAGTTCAGTTCCTACTGGGCTTTCAGATGGTGAACTCGCCATCAATCTTGTAGACAAGAGATTATATTCGGCGTCGGGTGGAACTACTTTCCGCGTTGGTGACAAAGAACTTGCTAACACAAACGCAAGAATCGATCTTGTCAATACGAATCTGACAGGCACGAACACCGCTCTTCGCACACTTATCAGCGACAGATTGCAGGTAGCGAATGCTGCTGCTGTTTATCAAACGAAAGCAGTAGAACGAGCTGCGTTAGCAAATACCAACGCATATATCGCATCGAAGGTTAGCACTTCAACTTTTAATTCTGCATTAGCCAATACGAATTCGTATATTTCAACGAAGTTGAATACATCAACTTTCAATTCTGCATTAGCTAATACCAATTCATACATTGCAGCAAATGCTCTCATTGAACGCCAACATCTTGCGAACACAAACGCATATATTGGCGCACAGAAGAACCGTATTGATCTTGTCAATACGAATCTGACAGGCACGAACACTGCGTTACGTGCGCTCATCAGTGATCGCCTACAAGTCGCTAACGCTGCTGCTGTTTATCAGACTAAAGCAGTAGAACGCGCAGCTCTCGCCAATACTAATGCGGCTATCGCAACACAAACTTCGCGCGTCACACTTGTCAATACCAATCTAACTGGAACCAATACAGCACTTCGCACTCTTATCTCTGATCGCTATCAGGTTGCGAACGTCAATAACAACTTCCTTAAGAAGACCGGAACTGTTCCTCAGACAGTTACGCCTAACGTATCATTCTCTGCGAACGTTGCGATTCAAGGCAAGTTGACTGTATATGGTGGTGTTCAAACATATTCAGCCAATAACTTAGTTATCAGTGATAACTTCATCTACCTCAATTCAGGTAGCACGTATTCTAATCCTGATATTGGTTTCGCTGGTAACTATAACGATGGAACGTATCATCACGCTGGTTTCTTCCGTGATGCTTCAGATAATGGCACATGGAAAGTATTTGAAAACTATTCTCCAGAACCAGATGCAAACACTTTCATCAATACAAACCATGCTACGTTCCGCCTAGCTTCGTTTTCTGCTCGTAACATCTTTGTTGCAAACAACATTACGATTTCTGGTAACACGACTGTTGCTGGTCTTAAGGCTAACAATGCGCTCGGAACATCTGGTCAGTTCCTTCGCACAAACGGAACGACTGTTTACTGGGCTTCTATTCCTTCACAGACTCAGTATCTGCAAGTATCAAACGCCAACGCAACATTCGCTACAAAAGCTTATGCTGCTGCGAACTCTTACGTTAAGAGCACTCTTGCGAATACAAACGCTTATATCGCAACGCAAGCAAGCAGAATCACTCTTGTCAATAGCAATCTGACAGGAACCAATACTGCGCTTCGCACACTTATTAGCGATCGTCTGCAAGTTGCTAACGCTGTTGCAACATATCAGACTAAGGCGGTAGAACGTGCCGCACTTGCTAACACGAACTCATATATCGCAACACAAGCAAGCCGTATCACGCTGGTTAACACGAACTTAACTGGCACAAATACTGCTCTGCGCACATTGATCAGTGATCGTCTACAGGTAGCGAACGCTGCAGCAACTTACGCAACTAAAGTAAACCCAACGACTTCTGATCTGCTTGCTCACACAGGTCGTGCAACTATCAGCACCAATCTTTCGGTTTCTGGTAACACTACGCTCGGTGGAACGCTTGTTGCCAACAGCTCAACAGGAACTGCTGGATATTATCTGCGTACATCAGGAACTGGCGTTTACTGGTCACCAGTTGCTGCAGTATCCACATCAGGATATCTGCAAGTAGCAAACGCTGTTGCTACATATACAACTAAAGTCAATCCAACAACATCTGGATTCTTCAACCACAGTGGTCGCCTAACCGTCGGCACGAACCTTGCGGTTTCTGGTAACACGCGAATCACTGGTTCTACGATCATCGACGGTGATCTGACTGTTGAAGGTGCAGTAACTTATATCTCATCGTCAACACTCAACGTTGATGACTCGATGATTAAGCTCGCTGCTAATAACGCAGCTGATACGGTTGACGTAGGTTTCTACGGTAAGTATACATCATCTGGAACGAAGTATTCTGGTCTGTTCCGCGATGCTTCGGATGGTGTGTATAAATTGTATACAGGATTACAGAGCGAACCAACTTCAACAGTAGATACTGGTGGAACTGGTTATACAATAGGAACACTTGAAGCTGTAATCGACGGCGGAACATACTAAAATAACATGACCAATGGAGGGGCGTGTGTTCCCCTCCATTTCCTTTCTAGGAGTTAGGTGTGGCATCGACTATTAAAATCAAGCGCAGTGGCGTTGCTAATAAAGCACCAACAGTATCGGATATCGCTACTGGCGAACTTGCGATCAATTACAAAGACCAAAAGTTATACTCTTCCAATGGCACAGCTGTATTCCAACTAGCCTCTCCTGGAGGCGCTGTTACATATAGCACAGCTACAGTAAAAAATCTTACTCAAAATGATACTGTTATCACTTCTATCAACAACTATGCAAATAGCGTAGTTGATAACAGTTTGCTTGCAACCAAAGCGAGCTGGACTGCTCTTATTTCTACTAACACAGCTATTCGTGCTCTAGATGCGCAGAAACTTTCTGTTGCTAACGCCACAACTCTGTTAGCAGCTAAGGCGACTTGGGCAGGATTGACTGGCACTAATACTGCTATTCGTGCGCTCGTGAGCGATCGTCTACAGGTTGCTAATGCTGCTGCGACTTATCTCACAAAAAACAATCCAGTCGTTACAGGCACATTAACAGCGAACGGTTCTACAGGAACTTCTGGTTATTATCTCCGCACTTCAGGGACTGGCATTTACTGGAGTCCCGTTGCTCCTTCTGGTGCAACATGGGCTGCGCTTACGGGAACTAACACAGCACTTCGCACACTTATCAGCGACAGACTTCAAGTAGCAAATGCTGCAGCGGTTTACCAAACTAAATCTATTGAGCGAGCTGCGTTAGCTAACACGAACGCATACATTGGTGCGCAAGCAACAAGAATTACTCTAGTCAACACTAATCTGACTGGAACCAACACAGCTCTTAGAACGCTTATATCAGACAGACTTCAGGTAGCGAACGCATCAGCTTTATATCAAACTAAAGCAGTTGAACGTGCGGCATTAGCTAATACTAACAGTTACATTGCAACTCAAGCAAATCGTATCACATTAGTCAATAATAACTTGACCGGAACTAATACTGCGTTGAGAGCTTTGATCAGTGATAGAATGCAGGTTGCAAATGCTGTTGCTATTGGTGCCACGAAAGCTTCGTGGTCTGCGCTCACATCTACGAATACTGCGTTACGAACTCTTATTTCAGATCGTTTGCAAGTAGCCAATGCCGTTGCGACTTATCAAACAAAAGCAATCGAAAGAGCCGCACTCGCGAACACAAACTCGCGTATCAATCTTATCAACACGAACCTGACTGGCACTAATACAGCTCTCAGAACGCTGATCAATGATCGCTATCAAGTTACAAACGTCAATTCAAACTTCTTTAAGAAAACTGGCGTTATTGCACAAACGGTCACGCCCCTTACAACATTCAGTGCTAACGTAAGCATTCAAGGTAAGTTGTTTGTAACTGGTGGTATTCAAACATATACAGCTAACAATCTATCCATTGGCGATAATATGATCTACCTGAACTCAGGTAGCGTAACATCAAATCCAGATTTGGGATTTGCTGCAAATTACAATGACGGCACATATCACCACACTGGTTTCTTCCGTGACGCATCTGACGCAGGAACGTGGAAAGTTTTTGAAAACTATTCACCAGAACCTGACGCAAACGTATATATCAATACGTCTCACGCAACATTCAGATTAGCGCCATTTTCAGCACAGAACATCACTGTTGCTAGAAATCTAACAGTTGTAGCAAATTCTACATTAGGCAACACATCTGTAACTGGGTTCTTAAAATTAAACGGAACAGATATTCGTGCTACATTTGCCGCTAACTCTTACGTCAAAAGCGTGTTGGCTAATACCAACTCATACATCGCAACAAAAGTCAACACAACAACATTCAACAGCGCACTAGCAAATACCAATTCATACATTGCTACTCGCGCTACATGGGCGTCAGTTACTGGAACCAACACTGCTCTAAGAACTTTGATTAGTGATCGCTTACAGGTAGCAAATGCTGTTGCGACTTATCAAACGAAAGCTGTCGAACGTGCAGCTCTTGCTAATACCAACTCATACATTGGTGCTCAGGCTACTCGTATCACGTTAGTCAATACAAACTTGACTGGAACCAACACAGCTCTTAGAACGCTTATATCAGACAGACTTCAGGTAGCCAATGCATCAGCCTTATATCAAACGAAAGCTGTTGAGCGAGCTGCTCTTGCTAACACTAACTCATCTATCGCTACACAAGCGACTCGTATTACGTTAGTCAATACCAATCTTCTCGGAACGAACACAGCCATTCGCGCACTGGATGCGCAGAAACTTTCTGTTGCTAATGCCACAACTCTTTTAGCAGCTAAGGCAACTTGGGCAGGATTAACTTCAACCAATACTGCTATTCGTGCGCTCGTGAGCGATCGTCTACAAGTTGCGAATGCCGCCGCTGTTTATCAAACGAAAGCCGTTGAACGTGCTGCGTTAGCTAATACCAATTCATCTATTGCTACTCAGACTAGCCGTATCACACTTGTCAATACCAATCTAACTGGCACTAACACAGCCCTTAGAACGCTTATCAGCGATAGGCTTCAAGTTGCTAACGCATCAACACTATATGCTACAAAGTCTAACCCAACGACTTCTGGGCTTCTCGCGCATACGGGGCGCGCAACGATTTCAACAAATCTAACTGTTTCTGGTAACACTACTCTTGGTGCCGTTGGTAAGGTTTTCAATACTACTGGATTACATAATCACATTGGTCGTCAAACGATTTCCACCAATCTTTATGTTGCAGGTAATACGGTATTAGGTAATGCAAACACTGTAACCGATAGAGCAATTATCAACGGTTCTCTTGTTGCTAACGGAAACTTTTCAGTAGCAGGTAATACGATTCTATCTGGAACGCTTGTTGCTAACGGTTCTTCTGGAACTTCTGGTTACTATCTTCGCACATCAGGAACTGGTCTTTATTGGTCGCCTGTTTCTGCTTCTGGTGGTGGTGCTAACGGATTCTCTGGTATTCTTGTTGGATCTAACGTAGTAGTTGCAGCAGCAGCAACAACTCGAGTTTCTTTAATTGCTGGTTCTGGTATTCGTTTAGCTGCAAATCCTACAACTAGAGCAATCACAATTGCAACAAACGTTGCAGCTGCAGCTAAC